CTCAATTCTTTCTTCTCGTGTTTCTTCGCGGGCTTGGTAATTTTCGAACCGCGCATGTTGCGTTATTTGTTGATGATGGAGATAAACTAACTCACACAGCCTAGGCATTGCAGGGGCGGCCAACTCCCTGATTAGCTTACTAGGTCACATCCATCCCGTTGTCGGTATCAAAAAGTTCGAGCAACGGGGCGAACTGCATGTGGGAAGGCAATTCTGTGACTGAGTCCAAGAGGGTAAGAAAATCCTTGTAAACCTCGGGGTTCCAACTGGGATAACGCTTGAAGAAGAAAGCGAATGTGCGCGCGGAGGCACGAAAAGCAGCTAGAACCTGCGGCTTGTATATGAGTTGTGATGGGGGTGGGCCGGTGAACCCGGGAAGGAGGGAGAGCATTTTTGCCACGACGTCGCTGACCACGGGAATGAAAGCAGTCTCTTTCTGTATGCAGATGAGTTTTTCCCACAGGGCACGCCGCAGTGGGCGGTGTCCCGGCGTGCAAATGTCACTCAACTTTGCCAAGAGTTTGCCTGGTTTCGGACCGACCACGAACGTGCTGTTTCCTTTGTCATCGACGACCGGCCATAGCAAACACGACACCATCTCACTCTGGTCGCCGTGCAATACCATGTTGTTAGTCATGCCGAGACGGGCAATCGCCTGTTGGTGCTGATCCACCTTTTCCACGTAGTTTGGCGCTCGATAAAAGGTGAGGTTGTCGTCGCCTTTCATCATGGTGTAGAAGGGGTAGATGTTGTTGCGCCCTTCCCACATTGGTCGTTTCACCTCCAACTTCTTCGCCAAGCTCTGCCGAGCACGATCCAAAGCCTCGGTCGCGGCATGCATGTCAGGAATTTCTTGGTCTTCCACCCAGACGGCGAGTTCGTTCCCGTCGCACGAATTGACGGCAGTTTCGAACAAATCGTAGAAATCCTGCACCTTATGACGAATGGGGAAAGGTTCCAGCACCTCAGTAATGCTCTTTTTGACGCAGGAGGCGTAGGCCACGAGAGTGGCGAAGGCGTTGATCATGTTGTTGCGCACAAGCGTGTCCGGTTCTCCCGATGCGGTGTAACCCTCAACCGTGAATTTGATGCCGAACTGAGTACGCACGCATTTGAGCGACATTTTGTCACGTATGACGACCAAGACCGCTTCCGGCATGCCAAGACGGGCATAGATTTCCGCCATGGCCAACAGGATCTGTTTGCAATGACTTGCGTCGAAACAAGTGTAGTCGCCTTCACTCTCCAACCACTGAGCCAACCGCAGCTCAATCCACTTTTGGCCGGCCTCGTGGGCGCCGCTCGTGCCGAAATCCTCGAACGGAGAGTTGATGTCCCAGGCCCAACGGAGGAACTCCTCCAATGCGCACACCCAAGGCCCGACCTGGGCGTTGTAAGCGTCGGTGCCAGCCACAACCGGGCGACATTTGCCGGTGTCATGCTTCGGGCCGAGTTCCACCTTGAGAAAGGACTTGAGCTCGTTGATCTCGCGCAATTCCATGTGTTTCCCGGCGGCGAAGGACAATTTGGCAGCCTTGCACTTAGCAAACTTGGTTGCGATCGCCATGATCGGTTTGCGGAGACGCGCCATGTTAGGCAGCTCGTCCACACCCAGGAACTTGTTCAGGTTATCGCCGTTGCAGAGCTCATTGATCGAATCGATGATGAAATCGTCGTCGGGCTGGAGCGTCTTGACCAGCACCCTAGCGCAGACGCCAACGAGTTCGTTGTGGTAGGTCTTGGCGAAAGCGGCGGGAGTGGGCATCATCTTGATGCCTACAGTAACGCTGGCTATTT